CCTCTGAAAAACCCCCTGTCAAGTCCCGTTTTGGTCCATTTCCGGCACGAAAGGGGCCATTTGCGTCCATTTAGGGCGCGTTAGGTTTTTCGGCAAAACCCCATGATATGGTGTGAGTGCGTTTGATCGAGCACCATATATGGGGTTTTTTGTGTCGAAAAAACGAGCCACCAGGACCATTTCCGCACCGGATGGCAAGCCCGCCGCAACCGAGCTGGCAGGCATGACCGCCGAGATCCGGGCGCGGTTCCGCGCCGGGATCCCCATGACCCCCGCCATGGTCCAAACCGTCCTGTTGCTCCGTATCATCGAATTGTTGGAGGAAACCGCTCATGGGCACAATGGGGTTCACGGCCGCGGATCGTGACGCGGTCAGGCAAGCGCTAATCGATTTATCAACGGGCAAGCGAGTTGTGTCCATCGAAGTGGGTGGGAAAAACCGGACCTACGGTTATTCAAAGATCGGAGAGTTGAAAGAACTTCTAGCCTTTATTTTGCAGGATCTCAACGGCGCTACGAATTGGAACAAGGCGAAATTCAATGCCCCGACATGATGATACCGGCCCCGCAGCCGAAAATGTGATCGACCGAGTTGTTGCCTATTTTGCGCCCCGGGCCGCCCTGTCCCGCCGACGGGCCCGCATCCTACTGTCCGCGGCGTACAAATCCGCGGATATCTCACGCCTCAAAAACCGCTGGATCCTTCCGGGAACTTCCGGCACCGACCCCACTCCCGACGAATGGGACCTTTCCGTCATCCGGGAGCGGTCCCGGGACGCCAACCGCAACGACCCTGTCGCCTCCGGGGCCACCGACACCATGGAGCTGAACATCGTGGGATCCGGGCTCAAACCCCAGGCCCGGATCCGGGCGGACCGGCTGGGCATCTCCGAGTCCAAAGCCGCCAAGTTGAACCGCCAGGCGGAGATGGCATGGGCCCATTTCACCCCCTTTGCCGACGCCGCGAACCGGCTCGATTTCGACGAGATCCAGTTTTTAGTCCTGCGCAAGATCATCGAGGACGGGGAGTCCATCGTGATTCCCGGTGAAGCAAAGGAGCCCTGGCGCCCCTTTTTCCGGGCCCTGGAAGTCCTGGAGGCGGATCGATTGGAGTCGCCGATGTCCGCCGATCACCGGGACAAAAACATCGTCTCCGGCGTAGAGATGGGACCCCGGGGCCAGGTGGAGGCCTATCACATAAAGTCCGACGCCGCCGAAGGGGGCTACCGGCGCTACACCGCCCGGGACGGCAAGGGGCGCCCCAACGTGCTGCACATATTCAGATCCAAGCGCCCGGGGCAGGTCCGGGGCATCCCGCACTTTTCGCCGGTCCTTTCCTATTTCGAGGACTTGGCCTCGTACCTGGAGGCCGAAGTGGTGGCCGCCCGCGTGGCGGCGTGCCTGGCGGTCTTTATCACCAAGCAGGACCCCATGGCCACGGCCATTACCATGGGTCCGGAAACCGAGACGGCGACCAACGCCCGGATCCAGGAGGTGGAGCCCGGCATGGTGGGGTACCACAACACAGGGGAGTCCATCAACGTCGTGGACCCCAAGCGCCCGGGGGACACCTTCCCCAGCTTCATGGAGACCGTCCTGCGCCTCATCGGGGTCTCCCTGGGGCTGCCATACGAGCTTCTTATCAAGGATTTTTCCAAGACCAACTATTCCAGCGCCCGGGCGGCCCTGCTCGAAGGACGGCGCATGTTCACCAACTGGCGCAACTGGCTTTCCCGGAAGCTGTGCCAGCCGGTCTGGGAGCTGGTCCTGGAAGAAGCCATGCTCCGGGGGATCTTCCGAGTGAACCGTTACGAGTTTTACGAAAACAAGCCCGAATATTGCCGCGCCGTCTGGATCGGCGGGGGCTGGGGCTGGGTGGACCCCACCAAGGAGGCCGAGGCCGCCAAGATGGCCGTGGATTACGGGCTGTCCACCATGGCCGAAGAAGCCGCCGCCCAGGGGCGCGACTGGGAAGAAGTCCTGGAACAGCGCAAGCGGGAGCAGGACCGCGCCGCCGAGTTGGGGGTTGTGCTGGGCTCCCCGGAGAAAAGAAAAACGCAAGACACGGAGAAGGGTGATGCCAAAGAAGAATAAACTCGTTTTGGAAAGTTTTCAAACCACCGCCTGGGCCATACATCCTAAGAAGCTGGACGAAATCACCGCGTTCATCGAAAAACGCATTAATGGAGAAAACCCCGAGGCGGTTATCGCAGATGTGCGAAGAAACGACACAGGCGCGGACGGCGGTGAAGATCTCTATACCATCAACGACGGCATCGCCGTGATCGAGGTTTTGGGTGTGTTATCCAAGCGGATGAATCTATTGACGGCGATTTCCGGCGGGACCAGTACCGAGATATTGGGAAAGGCTGTCAAGGAGGCCGTCGCGGATCCGGACGTGGACGCCATCCTTCTGGATATCGATTCCCCCGGCGGCACCGTGGACGGCACCAAGGAAGTGGCGGACATCGTTTACGCCGCCCGGTCCGAAAAACCCATTGTGGCGTATGCCAACGGTCAAATGGCCTCCGGTGCTTACTGGATCGGCTCTGCCGCCCATCAGATCGTGGCGCCGGAAACCGCGGAGATCGGCTCCATTGGCGTGGCGCTGATGCACTATGATTATTCGGAACAAGACAAGATGCGCGGGATCAAGCGCACCTCCATCACGGCGGGGAAATACAAGCGCATCGCCTCCGACGAAAAACCCCTTTCCAAGGAAGGCGCGGCGTACCTCCAGGAGATGGTGGACGATTATTATCAACTCTTTATCTCTGCCGTCGGTCGGAACCGGGACACGGATCAGGAGACGGTGCATGAACTCATGGCTGACGGCCGGGACTTTATCGCGGTCAAGGCCGTCAAACGAAACATGATCGACATGATCGGAACCTTGGACAGCGCTATGGCGCTGGCAAAGCAATTAGGAGGGAAAATGGACATCAAGACATTGACTGAAAAACACCCTGAACTGGTCGCGGAGATCGACAAAACCGCCTTTTCCCGCGGCTACGACGACGGCCATAAGGACGGCGTGAACGCCGAGCGCACCCGGGTCCTGGAGATCTTGGAGGCCGATGCGCCCGCCGAGGAAACCCACGCCGCGGTGAAAGACGGGACCCCGGCGCCGGAGGCCTACAAGGCTTTTTACATGGCGGAAAAGAAGAAAAAGGCCGACGCCCTGGACGAGATGCGCGCCGCCGCCCCGGATTTCGCCGGGACCGAGCCGCCCAAGGAGCCGGAGGCGAAAACGAAACTTTCCCCGGACCAGGAGCTATCCAAGCGGGCATCGGAAATGATGCAAAAAGAGCAAGTCTCTTATGACGTGGCGTCCCGGCGGATCCTCGCGTCCGATCCTGCGCTCAAGGCACGGTACGCGGAAATGTACCAAAGCGAAAGCGTACACTAACACAAAATTTTTAAAACCATAGGAGGAAAGAATCATGGCTATCGAAAATCCGGTCCTGGTGAAAGGCTTTAAGGCTTCCGAGGACCTTTCCAGCTATCAGTTTCATTTTGTGGTGCTCCAGGACAACGAAAGCGTGCGGCTCATGAACGCCGCAACGGACACCCCCATCGGTGTCCTCCAGAACGCCCCGGAAAGCGGTGAAACGGCCGAAGTGATGATCGCGGGCATTTCAAAGCTCAAGATGAACGACGCCGTTGCTGTCGGCGCTTTGCTCAAGGCGGAGTATGTCAGCACGAGCGACAACGGCAAGGGTGACGCCGCCGATACGGACGGCGACATTGCAATGGGAGACTGCGTTTTCGCCTCCGGGGCGGAGGACGACATCGGATCGATCCGGCTTACCGGGCCGACCAAGATCTCCGTGCCCGCATAACATGAACGAATAACGAGGAAAAAGGAGATATAAAAAATGAGTCAACCTACAGCAAAATCGGTGCATCGGGACGCTCACTTGACCAACATTTCCATCATGCACAAACCGCAGATGTTTGTTTCAGAAAGGGTGTTCCCGAACGTTCCCGTCAAAAAGCAAAGCGACTATTACTATGTTTTCAAAAAGGGCGCATGGTTCCGCCTGGAGGCCAACCGAGTGGCCCCGGCCGCCGAGCCGAACTTTTCGGGCTATGTGGTTTCCGACGCTCAATACATGGCGGCAAAGTACGGCCTGGGGACCTACGTCCCGATTGAGGTGATCAGAAACGCGGACAACCCCTTGAATCCCCTGGAAAGCGGCGCACGGTTCGTTACCAACGGCGTCTTGCTCCGGAAGGAATACAACGCCGCCTCGACCATTTTGGCGGGAAGCGTCTTCACCAATGAGGAAGACGCCGAAGGCGGATGGGTCGGTACAACCGACGGAAGCGGAAACACCTTCATCGCCGACGTGTTGAAGGCAAAAGAGGCGATCCGCAAGCTGATCGGTAGATATCCCAATGTTTTCTTGCTGGACGCCGGCACGTTCAACCAGGTCAAGCAGGAATACACGGTCCTCGAACGGATCAAATACACGGGGACCCAGGGGCGCCCGGCGGACGTGACCGCCCAGACCCTTGCCCAGTTGTTCGAGTTGGAGGAAGTGCTCATCGGCGGCGCGATTTATTCGGACGCCGAAGAGGTGGCGGCCGGTACCGACTTCAACGCGGTGAACATGTGGGAGAAGAACGCCACCAAGGGATCGGCCCTTTTGTTTTACCGTCCGTCCGGCCCGAGCCTGGAAGAACCGGCGATGGGGTACGCGTTCAACTGGAAGGGTGACGAGGGCGCCCAAAATGTGGCCCAGCAGGACGTTTACCGGACCGTCTATCGTTGGTGGGAAGACAAAAAAGATGCCTGGGGCCTCAAGTGTCAGGAGTATTTCGACATCAAGGTGACATCCGCGGACGCCGGGTATCTGTTCACCGACACCATCGCGACCTAATCGGCGGAGGCCATGAATCTGCATGATTTTTTCGATGGTGTCGTGGCGTCGGTTGCAGGAGACGCGACGCTTGCGGCGTGGGCGAATAGCCATTTCGGGACGGGGGTTTCCGTTTTTATGGAGATCCCCTCCGAATCCTTCCCGGATTACGACAATGACGCACCTTTTGTGGTGATCGGTTCCCCATGGCGCCGCGCCAACCAGGAGCGGCGCACCGTCGAATATGGGGCGGAGGCATGGCTCGGGATCGAAACGTCCACTTATGCGACGCGGGCGGACGGCGCGACGGAACCGGCGGGCGTTGAGCTGATCATCGACATGATCGAGATGGTCAAGAACGCGATAGCGGCGGGGTTGCCGGAGGGGGTCACGATGGCACTCGAAGAATACACGGATTCGTTGGCGGCCCACGATTATTGCGAGGGGTTCATGGTCATGGATTTTACAAGACAACTGACGATCGGGGAGGAACCGTTCGAATAATAGGGAGTTTTTAAAATGGCACAACAGACAGGTGCAAAATCGGCGCTGGTGCTCGGGTTCGAGAGCGCGTTCGGGGCCGCACCGGCTTCGGGGATGAAAATGCTGTTTAACTCGTCTGGCCTGAAAGCGACGCGCCCGCTGAACAGCCCGGCGACGTTGCGGGGGAATCGAAACCCCGTCATGCCGTTTCGCGGCAATATGGA